GATGTCCGCTTTGATGAGGCTGCTTTCGTAGCTCTCTTCGCTGTCGGGAACGACACACAGCAGGTGGAAGGTCGAAGGGTCCGGCAGCTGCTTGGCCTTGTCTTCGTTTTTGGTGGGCAGGATACTTCCGACAATCGTCGGGTTGTCCGGGTTTGTTGCAATCAACAGTTCAGGCATCGTCATTTTGATTCATCCTTTTCGCAAGGTCTTCTACGATTTCTTGTGCGAGGCGAAGACCCCGAACCTCCCCACACAAGCCTTTGTAGGCCGCGAAGTCTTCCGCGCGGCCCGCAACGATCGCCCCTTGAACGGATGCAACGCGCTCCTGAAGCTGTTTCAGGAGGTATCCGAACACTTTTTCATCCATTATTTGTCCTTGTTGCTACTTTTTTCTTGCTGTGCACGGATCAGCCCCTGTCCGATGAGACGCTGGCGGAGCTGTTCCTGCTGCTGACTGAGCTTGAGCTGACCTTCTTGGGCCTTTTGCTGCAGCTCCATGGCGCCTTCTTGCGCTTTAAGAGCCAACTCTTGTTGCTTTTCGGCAACATTTCCCTGGGAATCCTGCGCTTTGAGCGCCAGTTCCTGCTGCTTGATCTGGTTGTCGGCGGCATCTTTGGCAGCTTTGCGCTGGACCTCGGCCTTTTTGACCTCCAGGCCCTGCAACTCGATCTGGAGCAGGGGGTCTTGCGCGTTTTGCTGAGCCTGCGCCTGTGCAGCGGCCTGCTTGTGTAGCTGGGAAAGCTGCACGGATGCCCGGGCGATCAGCCCGGACAACTCGACCTCCAGATCCGGCGGCAGATTCTCGTCCGGCGGCGGCAGCACCACACCCAGCTGCTCTTCAATCTGCTTGCGGTACTGGAAGCCCAGGTGCTCCGCAATGTGCGCCTGCAACGCGGCCATGAGCTGCTGCGCCATGGGGTTTTGGCCCAATTGCTGCCCAATCATGGGGTCCTGCATGAACAGAGAGTGCACGGCGATGTGGGCGTCGTGGTCCTGGTGCATGAACGCCTTGACTGGATCGCCCTTGAGCACCGCCATGTTCTCGCTGATGGGGTCCCGAGGCTTCATGTCCTCGTCCAGCGGGATGATTTTCTCGGCGTTGGCCACGCCCAGCACGTCCAGCATCTGCCGGTGCAGCTGCGGCAGGTCGTAAATCTGCGGCGCGCCTTGTGACATCTGGTACACAGCCTGATACTGTGCAATCCGTTGTGCCATGGTGGAGCTGTTGGGGTCCGACACGGGCAGCACATCGACCATGTCGTAGTCCTGCTTCTTGACCTGGGGCGTGCCGCCCTGGGGTGTGTAGTCGTACTCCTTGGCGTTGTCGCGGATGATCTCCTTGAGCAGCCGGAACTCCCGGCGCATGGCAAAGTGAACCCGCGCCTGCACCGCAGACATGGTCTTGAGCTGCCGCTCTAGGATGGCCAGCGTGGTCCCCACCGGCGCCTGGGCCGACATGTCGCTGACCTTCATGTCCGCAATGGCCCCCAGCCGGCGACCCTCATCCGTGATCTGCTGCAGCAGCGCGGCCAGCACCTGGCTTGGCTCCTTGTACGGCAGCGTCATGATGTTGTCTTTGATGCTGCCGGATGGCAGATCGACGTCGCGGAACTCGCCCGGAGCGATGGGGGTGTCGTCCCCGATAACCCGCAGCCCGCGTGCTTTCAGACCGCCTGGCAGGTTGGCCAGCGTGCCTGCGTCCACCAACTGCCGAATGATGCTCGTGCCCGCCCGGGCGTACCCGCCGATCAAGTGGATCAGCCCCATCCCGTACACGCCGAACCCGGGGATGTAGGTGTACTGCACGAAGTGCTGGCGCTTGAGTTTGAGCTCGTCGCCTTCTTTCCAGTTGCGGCGAATGGCCAGGATCTTGGAAGTGCCGCGCTCCAGCGTCACGACGTAGGGCCGTGCGATGCCGTCCGGATCAGACAGACCTGGCGCGTCAATGTCCAGGTTCACATGGGATTCAAACAGCTGAAACCGGTCGTCATTGGTCAGGCTGTAGCCCTGCTCTTCGGCCTTTTTCTCTTCGATGTCGGTCCACTGCTGTGTGGGGTCGCCCAGGTCGCAGTCACGGTAGAACCCCGCCACCTGCAGCTTGCGGATCTCGTTGGGCGTCTTGCGCATCACGTGCGTCACACGCTCCGCTGTCTCGATGTTCGAGGCCCCGTACGGCATCACCAGGTCCTCGGCCGGCACAAACATGCTCACCTGCCGCCCCAGCGAGGGGTCCTTGTAGATCTTTTTGAAGGCGGCGCCCGCCAGGCCCAGGCTGTAGAGCAGGCGCTCATGCTCGGAGCGGTACTCCGTCATCACCTCGGTCAACTGGTAGTTCATGTCCTCCGCAACGCGTTTGGAGGCTTCTTCCTTGACCTTGTCGATGGCCCCCATGATCTCGGTCTTGACGGGCCCGGCGGCGGGAAACACCTCCATGATGGTCTCTGACTGGAACCTGACAGCCGCTTCGGTCAACACTGTGGAGTACACCCCGCACGCGCCCACCCAGGGCTCCGTGCGCTCCTCGTATTTCATCCCCAGGACCTCCAGCCCCGCCACAAAGGCGTCCGCCCAGTCCTTGCGTGACTCAATGTCGGCGTCGATGTCAGCCACCAGGTCGCTGGCGATGCTTCCGAGAAGTCCCTCGTCAATGTACTCGGCCAGGTTGGCGTCAAACGCGGCCGGCAGCGTGTCCGAACCCGCCTCCAGCGTCACTTCTGCGCCGCCATCTGGCAGTTCCAGCACCATTTCAAGGGGCTCCTGCGCCTCGATGCCGATCGTGATACCCTCCGCAGAAGGGGCCAAACCGCTGGAATACAGGCTTTTGTCGATCATTTTGGACCTCAATAGTATGCCGCGCGTCGCGGCCGGACACTCTCACGGTCCGCATCATAATCGGTATCCAGCCGAATGAAACCCCCCGTGCGGTAGCGCGACACGGCCATGGTCACCGTGTCGACGTAATCGTCGTTCTGCCCGTTCGGGAACTCCGCGACCTCGTCGATGACCTCGTGGGCCCATCTTTTGTCAGGCACCCAGACCCGGCCGGAGAAGAAAATGTCCGCCACGGCGTTGACCCGGGCCCGCTTGTCGTTGGACACCCCCGCACCCTTGCGGGACGGCGTGTACTCCTGCACGGAGATGTTCATGCGCCGCAGCTCCTGGATCAACGGCGCCCCGGAAGCCTTTTTCTCGATCACGAACGCTTCGGGTTTCCACTGACGCCACTGCTCCAGCACTTCTTTCTTGAGCTCCGGAAACTCCCAGCGCCCCTTTACCGCGTTGAGCATGATGAGGTTGGACTTGTCCTCGGCGTCCGTCCATACGCCCCAAGTCGTGCAAGCGCTGAAGTCCGCGGTGTTCTTGGCCTCGTGCGCTGTGTCCCAAGTCTGGATGACAAACTCCACGTCCGGCGGGTCGGGCTTCTCCCAGATCTTCCACCACTCCCGTTTGATGAGCGCCCCCTCCTCCGAGGTCGGCGTCTGCATGTACTGCGCAGCCCAATACATGGACTGCATGCTGGCTTTTTTGGCCTGCAGCTGCTCCAGGGGCCACTGTTCTGGCCACAAGGACTTGCCCGATGGCAATATGGCCGGGAAGCGCACCTCAGTCCACTGCGGGCTGGTCGGGTTGTCCTGTGCCCACTGCAGCGCCCGGCCAATGGGGTCTTTTTTGCCCCATCGGGTCCCGATCATGACAATTCGCCCGCCAGGCATCAAGCGCTGCAGTGGGCCCACCTGCATATACGTCCACGCTGTCTCAAACGCAGCGTCGGGGTTGGCCAGCATGGCGTTCTCAGACACCAGGTCGTCCGCGATCAACAGGTGGGCCCCGTGCCCGGCCACGTTGGCGCCAATACCAATCGCCAGATACTTGCCACCCACGGAGGTCAACCAGTGCGCAGCGCTGGACTTGTCCTTGGCCACAAACGTCTGTGGGAAGATCTCCTGGTACACAGGGGAGTCAATGAGGTCCCGGATCTTGCGCCCGAACCCCGCTGACAGCTCCGCCGTGTGCGTTGTCATGATGATGTGGTGCTGGGGGTGGTGCCCCAGATACCAAGCCACAAACAGGTACGCGATGGACTCCGATTTTCCGAACCGAGGGGGCATGCTCACCGTCAGGCGCTTCTCATCTCCGTGGCAGATGTTGTGCAGCAGCGGCTTCAAAAAGCGGTGGTGGGGCCCTTCCTTGAACCCGGGATACACCTTGTGGCAAAACGCCAGGAAGTCATCACGGCAGTGCTGCAAAGCGCGTTGGGACTCCAGCCGCTCCAGGTCTGCCAGCAGCGCCTCCTGCTCATCCTTGGGCAGGCTGGGCAGCGCCAGCAGCAGGCGCTCGATCTCTTCTGGGGACAGGCTGGTCATGCCGGCGCCTGGGGTGTGGGGGGTATCACCGCGATCTCACGGATCTCTTCGTCCTGCACTGTCTGCACCTCCATGACTGGGGGCAGCAGGCTTTTGAGTTTGGCGCGCAGGCGCTCTTCGATGATGTCCGCGTCCTCGTTTTTGCGCGTGACCTCGATGCGTTCGGTGAAGCTGCCGACCTCTGTCAGGGACCCAATCATCTTCAGCGCCTGTAGCCTGATGCGTGCATCGCTGTTTGTGGACTCCTCCAGGAGTTGTGCCACGACATACCCACGCAATTCTCGTGCCTGTTCGATGAAATTCCAGTCGTAGCCGCTGAGCATGCCCACCAGGTGGCGCACGGCCTCTGGCGCTCGCAAGGCCAGGATGTGGGTGTTTTTGGCCACTGGCGGCACTGCCGGGTCCATGATGGCCTGGAAAGCGTTCTGGGCGCGGGTGATACTTGCGGGGTCTGGCGCTTTTGTTGGCGCGGTGTCTTCTGACAGCCAGTCGTGCGTGCGCACTTGGGCGTCCACCAAGGTGGTGGGGGAGACCTCGGCAGCGAGATCGAATTCAGGGTTCAGCAGGTGCTCAAACACGGTAGCACGCCCAGGGCGGAAGTTGAGACGTGGCCAGTTTACAACAGGATGTTCCGGGTGTACAGTGTTGGCGTGAGCGCTGTTGCTCACGTTTGTCTCCTTTCAAGTGGTTTTCCCCCGCCCGGCGCAAGTCTGGCGGGGGTTTCTTTTTGAGGAGCGTGATGGTTGCTGGTGGCCGGTGCTGATCTCCGGCTTGACGGGCCATGGAACTCCGCCGCTAACACGGTGCGCATCAGCCTGCGCGTTCACCATCACGGCTGCGGACTGCCACTGAAACCAGTTGGCCTATCGTGTCGCGGGCTACGCCCTGGAACAATCCGCATGCGTGATGGTATTTAAGTATAGCGCGGGGGTGGGCGTTTGCAAAATTTTTATAGGGGGTGGGGGTGTGCTATAAAAATGATAGCGGGGGTGGTCTGGAAATGCGGCGCTTGTGGCGGGTCTGGGAATTTGCGCAGCGTGGGCGGCTATGAATTTTTTGTGGGTGTTGTTTGCTTGGAACACTGTTCATGCCAAGCCACGGGACTCCTAAACCATCTTGGTCTCCCGGGGTACGGTGGGTCTCCAGCCGCCACGTTTCCTGCCCCAGACCGCCCCCAATGCTACAATATGTCCAGAGTTTGACATTGGGTCGAGCTCTACTATGCAGAGGACTTCTCTGCGCTTTACTAGGAAACATCATGACCAAAGCAATCAACACCATCGCCATCAACTCCACCACCAAAGCCCTGAACAAGCTGGTGCTCGCATCCGTGTCTTACGACGACGCATTGGCCACAGTGCGCGCTGAGTCTGAAGCCGGTAGACTGACCAAGGCCGATGCCATTCTGGGCTTGGCTATGGCCTACGAGCACCATGCGCCGGGTCGCTACGCTGGGCAGCGCTACACAGCGGCGGATGCAGCTGCCAACAAGTCGCAGCGTGAGGGCTACCCACTGCGCAGCTCGGCCCTCGAAGCCAAGATCCGTTATGACCTGAAGGGCATCTTCTACGCAGAGCAGGCCAAGGGTGCCAAGGCATCAGACGACGCAGACATCGAGGTGCCGGCCGACATTGCCAAGGCGGCTGCGTTGTTGGCCAAGCTGTGCAACGAGTACGAAGGCAGCAAGAAGTTGGCAAGCACTGCCATCGCTCAGGCTTTCACGGCACTCAAGTAAAACGCAGAGGTTTTCTCTGCACTTCGTTGTCAACCCGCCCGGCCACAGCGCCGGGCTTTTTATTGGAGAACATCATGACCACACGCACACCCAAGCCCGCCACACCTGCACAAAAGAAGCGCTTTGCCTTGCAGCAACAGATGATCATAGCTCTGCGTGACGCCGCGTTGCGTATCGACACCCCAAGACTATCGCGCTACGACAAAGAAGAGCTGACCGAAGTCCTGCTTGGCATTGCCGCCACGCTGGAAGACATTGCTTACGAAGCATAACGCAGAGGTGCCCTCTGCACCGCCTGACGAGTCTGCGCTGAGGGACGCAGACGAAACTCCGCTGTCGTGCGGAGTCGCGGAATTCCCCGCAACCACTTTGGAGAACATCATGTCCTATAACGCAACCCGTTTCAGCCGCGCAGTCCGCCACGTGAAGGCCGTTGGTCAACTCGCAGCGATGTACTTCGCCCTGCCGCCCGTCATCGCCGTTGGCAACGAGCCCAGAGAGGCGTCGATGGAGCGTGCGCTGCTGCCGCGCTATCCTGGCGCTGTCGCGTGGTGCCAAGGCCGCGGCGCTCTCGGGCAAGCAGTGTACGTTGAGCAGGCCGTGCCCGTCATGACGCGCCGTGCGCGGGCAACATTCATCGCCGCACTATAACGCGGTGGAGAGGGTGCAGAGATGTCCTCTGCACCCTCAGATTGTCGTCAAAACCCCACTTCGGCGACAATCTGAGGGGTGGCCACGCGTGCTAAATAAAGCGTACGACTTGGCAGCACCTTTGGCAAGCGCCAACATGTTGATTTCATTAGCATTTCTGTTTTTTCTCTTATATATATATATATCTTATTAAAGAAAATTATATATATACAGGACTTAGACCACACCGTTGGTAACGCGGGCTCCGCCCTTTTACGCTATAGGTGGCGAGCCAAATTCAAAATCATACGTTAGCAACGGAGCGTCTTCCCGCCTATACATTTTGGGAGCCCACGCCCACTTTTTTATTTCAATGCGCTATACAGCGTGTTTCTGCGCAAACCGTGCGTTGTACTTGGAAAACCCTTCAAAAAAAGCCTTGTCTTTTCGGTCTCCATGTGCTACGCTAAAGTTTTTACATCCACCACACCTCCTCCGAAAGGCTCGTCATGGCTGACTTAATCTCCAAAACTTCGCGCTTGCTTCGTGTGTCCGGCTACTCCGAATCTCTGACAGAATGTGTTGCACAGATTCTCAGGCAGGGCGTCGAGTCCAAAAAACCACAGAAACCGTGGGCGACAATGCTGGCCCCATTGAAGCGCCAACGCACGTCGATGCAGTCAAACCGCGCACGCTGGGCGACCGACGCGGTGCGCGGACCTGTCTATGCCAAATACTACGCTTTAATTGATGCGCTTTACTCAGAGCTGTCTGCGCGGCGTGTTGATGCGGAGACGCGCGGGCTGAGCCTTGCAAAAGCTGCAGAGGATTTCTCTGCAGAGTTCAACTTCACGGTGACAAACCCGCACCGGTGGCCAGACTGGGTGCCTCCGACAACCCGCGCCAAAGTGCGCTTGGCTTTCGACAAGCTGTATAACGTAGACGTCGTGGCTTCCGGCGGGGGCACGATGGGCAAGCGCTTGATGCCCTTCTCCACGCAGGCTGTGCGCCGTTCCATCCAGAGGCGCTGGGACAACATGACGCAGCGCTTGGCGCTTTTGCATGCGGAGGCAGGCACGTACACCGATGACGCAGGGCGCGTGCTGCCTGACTACCGCCAGTTTCAGTTGTGGGTGGAGGAGGCGATGTACACGGTGCAGGTGCAGGACCGGCATGACAAGCAGACGCATGAGCCGCCGCCGAAATGGGAGCACTTGCTCAGCCCTGACTCGCAGACTGCGTGTGCCAAGTGGACGCAGACCCACCCGCTGATGCTGCCGCCAGTACCCAGCGCGCAGCCGGGGACGGACCCTGCGCTGGCGTTGCAGGAGCTGCGTAAAGCCACGCGTCAGTCGCAGGCGGCGGTGTTGAAAGAGCGCAGGGTGTCTCTGCAGGCCGCGCGGGCCAGGTTGCGCCGCGCCACACTGGAGGGCACCAGTACGCAGGCCGAGCTTGAAGAGTTGTACAACGCGTCGCTCGGCAAAAAACAGCGTGTGGCTGTGGAGCGCCAGCTCCGGCGCCAGCGGGAGATAGAGATGCAGGACGCCTACGCCGACGCGGTGCAGGGGCGCACATGGTCCGACGTAATCGCGCAGATAGACAGGCTGCTGGCGCTGGCGCAGTCGAAGGACGCCCTGTCCGCCGTGATTTATCTGGAGAAGGCCCAGCGCCTGGCGGCGCACGCCAGTACGCAGATAAACCCCACCACCGGGGAGATCAAAACCGCCGCGCCGCGCCAGTGGTTCTACCTGCTGACGCCCGAGCAGCAGCTGGGTTACCTGGAATGGGAAGAGACGAACGGCCCGGACGATGAAGCGTGGCAGGACGAGGCCTTCCTTGTGGGCATATCGCGGGAAGCGTTCGTGCAAAGAGAACGCGCTATTGCCAAGCCGAAAGCCGCGCGCGACCGACCATCCATAAACAGCCTGCACCAGCGCATACCCCTGCGCGCAGACTGAAACACCATTCATCAGCACCATGAGCAGCCTAACAGGCGCTGGCTTCGGCAGCGGCTACGACAAAACTACGCACTGCGGCGACGGCGACGGCAACGGCTACGGCTACGGCTACGACGACGGCGACGGCTACGGCGACGGCTACGGCTACGGCAACGGCGATGGCTACGGCAACGGCGACGACGTCAACAACGGCTACGACGATGGCGACGGCAGCGGCTACGGCAGCGGCTACGGCTACGGCGACGGCACACCCCCGCCCGTCGCCCAATACGACAGTGACGACAACCTGCCCGCGCTGCTGATGTGCATGACTCTCATCAACCCTTGAACCCCATACGCAGAGGACTTCTCTGCATAACCGTCGCTGGTGCGGATCACCAGCATTTCACTTGAAAGACGACAACCATGACTTCCAAAGTTCAATTCATCGGCAACGACATCCGCATCATCGCCCTGAGCGAGCGCTTCGTCTTCATCGGCGACTACCACGAAGCCAAAGACGGCCGGCCGGCGTATGTGACGGATTGCTACAACATCAGGCAGTGGGGCACCACCGCAGGCCTGGGCGAGATCGCCCTCAAAGGTCCTACCGAGAACACCGTGCTCGACGCCTGCGGCATGATGGTGCTGGACAACCCCGGCGCTGTGCTGTTCACGTTCAAGTGCACATTCATGTGATCCATGAGCCAGCTTGATGGCAACGGCAACGGCGACGGCTACGGCTACGGCAACGGCTACGGCAACGGCTACGGCTACGGCCGCGGCAACGGCAACGGCAACGGCAACGGCTACGGCAACGGCTACGGCTACGGCTACGGCCGCGGCAACGGCAACGGCAACGGCAACGGCTACGGCAACGGCTACGGCACACAACCACCACTTGTCGCCCAATACGACAGTGACGACAACCTGCCTGCGCTGCTGATGTGCATGACTCTCATCAACCCCTGAACCCCATACGCAGAGGACTTCTCTGCATAACCGTCGCTGGTGCGGATCACCAGCATTTCACTTGAAAGACGACAACCATGACTTCCATCCAAACCCTTTCCCACAAACAGGTTGCAGCCCTCATCAAGGCGGTGGGACACGAGCAGACGATCCTCATCGAGGGCGAAGCAGGCAGCGGCAAGACGGCTATTGCCCACGAGTTTGCAGTTGACCCTCACTTTGCGGGCTACCACTTTGTCAAGCCCATCGACTGTACGCAGCTGTCTGACGGCAGCGTGTGGATGCCCGACATTGACCGCGAGCTGGGTGTGAGCCGCGAGCTGCCCAATGAGCGCTTCGGTGTGCATACTAGAAACCAGCGTGGGGTGCCCGGCAGTCAGCCGGTGCTGCTCTGTCTTGACGAGCTGGCCAAGTCCCGGCAGTTCATCAAGGACGTACTGGCCCCGGTGGCGTATGAGCGGCGTGTGGGCAACTACGTCATGCCCGAGAAAAGCGTCGTGTTCGGGTGCACCAACCTGAGCGAGGAGGGCCTGGGCGACTCCCTGCAGGCGCATCTGCGCAACCGCATCACCATCGTACGCATGCGCAAGCCTACGCAGAAGGAGTGGGTGCAGGACTTCGCCATCCCCAACGGCTTGGCGCCCGAGGTCATCGCCGCTACCGAGATGTTCCCCATGGTGTTTGACTCGTTCCTGGACTACCAAGCCGGCGGCAAGTATGCAGGCAAGGATCTGGCGCGGGACAACCCCTACATCGCCAACCCGCGCGACGGGGCGCAAGAGCAGGTGGTCACCCCGCGCTCACTACACGCAGCCAGTAAGCTCATCAAGGCCAGTGCGGGATTCGATGACAGTACGTTGCAGGCAGCGCTGGCAGGCACTGTCGGGGCGCCGTTCGCTTCGCAGATGGCAGCGCTGATCCGGTTCGGGCGGGACTTGCCTTCGTTCAGCCGCGTTATCGCAGACCCAGAGAACTGCCCGCTGCCGGACAGCCCCACAGCGCAGATCGTGCAGGTGTTCCAGTTCATCACGCAAGGCAAGACTCGTGAGCAGTGTGCCTGCATTGTGACGTACGTCAAGCGCATGAAGAACGAGATGCAGTCCCTGTTCGCCAACACCGTGGCCGGCAGCACCAACATCGCTACGTATTGCACGTTGGCGGAGTTCAACACGCTGTTGCAAAACAACAAGGTGTTCTTTTCCTGAAACCCCCTGAACCAAGGAGTACAAAATGGCATGGAAAGACCTGTCGCTCGGCGAGCGAATAACGGCGGTCCACTTCGACATCATGAAGGACAAGGACTTCGCCCTTCTGGGTGGCGTCACTCAGATCGGGGCGGTGCACATCGACCCGCAGACGCCCACCGCATGCACGGATGGCCAGGACGTGTGGTACGGAACAGCATTCATCAGCGACATGACGAGGCCGCAGCTGCG